TCTTTACCTAAAAAATTTGTTTTGAGTAAACTATTTTCTATCATTTTCTTCCAAAAGAGTCTCTTATTAATTTAAGTTTTGTATACGACCCGTTAGTATCGTAAAAATGTGCTAATTCCTTTATCATATATAGACCACTTGTTTGCTGATCTGGTTCCTTTCTTTTTGAATCTTCTAAGGATGGAAACTCACATCTGATGACGCTTCCTGCCTTTAATTTTACGTTTAAGGGAATAGTAATATCAACCACTTGAGTCATCAGTTGATTATATCTCATCATGGATTGAGCATGAAACTTAGATGGATCTGCATTTCTTTTTGCAGGGTCATTCCAACCATCGTCAGTTGCATCCTTTTCAATAGTTCCTATATCTAACATACTCACAAATATTCGACTTGGTAGATCACCTAATGTGTCTTCACTCTTATCATTTATTCTAGGCAATGAAATTTTATCTTTACCCAAATTACTTGTTTTGTTTATATACTTTGATGAATTAAAAACAACATCGGGACTCAAACCAAAAGTTACAGGATTTATATAGTATCTAATACTACTATATGCTCCCCTTTCTAATTTTCCCATTAAATCTTGATTTCGATCAATACCATATTCTAGTATCTTATAATCTTTTTTTGGATCATTTTTATCAACTACACCAGGACTATAAAAATAGTTTTCTTTAAATGGTTTTTGGTCAATTAGATTATCAATCGACTTAAAATTCATTCCATCAATAGTTTGAAAGAATACAAATCCAGCGGAGGAATCCTCCTTTGGACCATTATACGCAATTGATTTTGATGCTAACCAAGTCAATATAGTAAATGGTTTTTTCATGTTACCTATGAAACCATATGGATTTTGTGTTTCATCAATATCATTAATTTTATTTGCCTTCAAATAGTTTTTCAGTATATCTTTAACTGAATCAGATATTTTTTGTGATGTTGGAAACTTTTTACCAACTCTTATTGTTTCATTAGTAAGTGCCTCTCTCGAAGTCAAATTCAATGTAAATATTTCCCTCCCACTATCAACAAGAACGTTAGTAATAGAAGAAACATAAAAATATTCTGCTGGTCTTTTTGAGAAATCTAGACCTTTTCTATTATTTTTTGAATTACCCGATATTTTTATTTGTACTCTCTCACCACCTCTAAGAGGTAATCCATTATATAAAGATTTATTTTTTCCATCATCACCTTTCACAGTTCCACTTGTGTTTACAACAATTGCTCTAGCAGTAATTGTGGGTGAAAATATATTCTCATAATATGTAAATGCAACAATACCCTGAGAAATATCAGCAGTTCTTTTCCCATCTGCTGATTCTATAATAAATTTTTCGTAAAGTGATTTATCTATCGCAGCCATCTTAACTTAAAATAATTTTTTGTATTCTTTTAAAAATGTTCTGTTGGTCTGATTTATTATTATTTAACTCTATTTTGGAACCGCCATTTGAAGGAGCCATGAACCCACTGTTATTTCCACCCATATTAACTGGTGTTTCTATCAAATATACTGTATTACCATCCACTTGATTATCTTCAACTAATTTGTCTCTAGTTAATCGTAAAGGAGTTATTACTGAATCACCCTCCTTTTTCCCTTTTTTAATACTGTCAGCAAATTTAGCCATTGCCGACTCAAGATTTTTAGTTTCACCAAGTTTTCCTGCCATTTCCTGTATTTCTCCCTCTACACCCTCTATGCTACTATCTTTTGTATCTTTTTCTCTTTTGGATTTAGTTCCAAACATATTACTCATAAAACCTTCTAATTTCTGTTTTAATGAAACATCCTCATCTTTTTCATCTTTTTCATCTTTATTTTCTTGATTTTTTTGATCGATAGTTGCTCCCTTAGATTGTGCAGTCTTGGATTCAAGTTCACCAATAAACGGGTCATTAATTACTCCCTCTACGTTTTCATCATCATCTGTCTCTACTTTTTTTGTTTCTTTGATTTCTTTGACAGATTTAAAATCATCTTGATTTACGTTTGTATTATTTTCCTGTAAATTAGTAGATGAAGTATTACTTTGAGTTTGAGTTTGTCCTTGATTTTCAGTTTCTTGAGGAGGGTTTTCCTTTGGTTTTTTTCTGAATCGTTCATCTTTTTCAAATAATGAACCTTCGTTAAAATCAGTAAGTCCAATATTTTCTGGATCAGAAAATATATTAGCAGCTCTGACATACTCCAAATTCAGACGAGATACACCACCCATTGTTTTTTCAAGATTTTCATCTGCTTCTGCTCTTTGTTTATCAAAATCAAATTTTAATACTTGATCTTTTACATTGACAAGTCCTGTACCAAAATTCGTCAGAAAATCTTGAATGCCTCCAATAAATCCAGTCAATATATTGATTACCTTACTTATCCTCTTTATAAGAGCTTGTATTCCATCTAATATCTTCGGTAACTGAGTGACAAACCATCCTATTAATATGATACCAAAGAAATCTATAATTCTCCCTAAGAAACCTTTTGTACTTCTTGATGATACTGTTCCTTGTCTAGCAGCAATTCCCTGCACACTTGCTGCTTCTAATTCATCTTCTCTATCCTTTCTTCTTACATTCTCTCTTCTTCTTCTAAAAAATTCATTGTCTTTACCTATCAAGGATCTCTTAAAATTATTCCTTTCATTAGTTTTTTGTACTATTTCACTCGCAGTATTATTCGCTTTAGTAATCCCATCATTAAATGAGGTAACAGAATCACGTATTCCATTGATACTGATGGATGATTTAAAAAGTGAATTAATTCTTTTTCTTATTGACATATCACACCTCCGCTATATTATAAATTGAACCAGCGAGTGCAGGAAAATTATTATTAAAATCAGATGAGCTTATATTAGGTAGTGAGTCACTTGACCCAGAAGATGCAGGAGAACTTCCAGCATTATTATTTCCACCACCTTCTCCCCCTCCTAGTGGAATGTTAATAACATTAGTATTGTTCTCTTTTTTTAGTTTATTAACGTCTACTTCATTTTTAGTTGGAGATATATTATCACTCTCAACTACTGCTTGAAATTGATTGACACCCTCAACATTCGCATTTGTATTACCTTCACCACCACCATCATTCCTATCCGCACCAGTAATACTATCAGTTACACTTGAAGCAGTGCCACCAGCAATTGAACTTAATAAACCCAAACCAATAACACCAATTATACTTGATCCAAGTTCTGGAAATAAAGTTAGTCCTGTGAAGAAAGTTGCCAAACTTGCAATCGTACCTGCACCTGCACCTGCAACTGCTTGTGTGGTAGTTTGGTCAGGAACTCCATCACCGTCCTTATCCTGTGTTCTATTTCTTACATCAAGTCCAAATCCAGCGAGTTCAGCAATTGTATTCAGTACGGGCACTTTTCCTAAAAATCTGAATGTTTTTGCTGCAAAAGGAACTTTACTAACTGTCTTGGCAATACCACTTTCAGGTCCGATAAATTTTTTCACTATTGGACCAACTAGGGGTAATGATGTACCTATATTCAATAATGCATTAACAGGAGCTTTTAATACTTTGACTAATGCATTACCAGTTTTATTCGTAATAGGTTTTAAAATACCCGCTATAATATTTCTTACAGATCTAGCGTTTGATCTGAAAAAATTTGCTATAGCTTTGAATGGTCTAGAAAGTAAAGCACCAAAGGTAATCCGAAAAGCAGTTGCTGCCAAACCTGCTGTCATCGCAACTATTTTACCAATACCTATTGTGACAGCACCACCAATCGCAACCATCAGTCCAAGATTTAATAAAAACTTATTTCTAAATTCTCTAAGAGAATCAAGGTTTCCCTCTGAACTTAATCTTAATAATGTTAATGTATTATCAACTAACCACCCACCTGCTAATATTAACAAGAAATTTCCTAATCTACCTAAAATTCCCTGTGCAAAAGTTGCAACTCTACGAACTGGTGATAATAAAGCGTTTTGTACTTTTCTCTCTAAGTCAGATTCCTTTCCCTCTCTTAGTGCTTGCTCTGCAAGTATTCTTTCTCTCTTTTGTTTTTCTGCCTCTCTCTGTCTTTCAATTGTTTCACTTACTGCTAAATTATCTTTTATTGATGCTAACGATTGATTTAAACCACCAACTTGAGCACTTACATTTTGTAACTGTGCAGATACAGATGTTAATGTAAGTGAATTTTGATTTAATAAACTAGTTACTTGAGGATCTGGAGGTGGAGGTGGAACAGCACGACCAGTAAAGACACTAGAAGAAACTGACCTCCTAATGCCTCTGATACCCCCTGCTACTGGCGAAACTAAACCTTGTTCCTCATCCATTACGTTCTTGTTGTGCCTTTAAGTTTTCTTCCTCAATATACTGCTCTAAAAGTGAGACATAAATTTCTCTCTCCCAAGGAATCATATTCTCTAGTTCAGTTAAGCTATATTTATGGTGCTGCATCATGGCAAAATTCAACTTATAGTATGACACGAGATCTTCATGTGCCATACTTATGCGAAAAAACTCTGCAGACCCTCAATTTTTATGTCGCATTCTACTTTTGTATTAGGGTTTGTAACCTTAACTACATGAGATAATTTTGGCATTGTCTCAAAGAATTTTTCTATCATCTTGAATTGACTTGAATTAAGTGATTCAATAAAATTAGAAAGTTCTTTCTTTGTACATTCCTCAGATGCCCATGACTCCTCTTCAGAATAAACTTGATCAATACAAGATGCAATCAAATCAAAAGTATCATCAGTGGACATATTTTCGACAGAACCGAAATTATTTTTAATAAATTCACTTAAAGAAGGATATTTCATTCTTAAAGTGTATGTCTCATCTAATTTAATATCACGTTCATGGGATTCATCCCTTTGTATTTTAATACTATCGATGTTGATAGATGTAGGCACTTGTGTCGTTCCATCATCTGGACAAGTCACCATAACTTCAATTTGTTCACCGACAGATTTTCCACGAATATTTAAAAACAAATATTCAATATCAAAGGTTGATAGTTTCTCAACTTTGATACCTTTTGATAAAATACATTTTGATAATACATCTTTCACTGCTCTAGCAATCTGCTTTGAATCTTGAGATTCCATCGCTAGAATTAAAATTTTCTCTTCTTTTACCAAAAAAGGTCTAAACCTAATTTTTTTATTGGATGAAGGAAGAATCAACTCATATGTTGGAGTTGAAATGGTTGGTAAAGGCATAATATTCTAAGCACTTCAGTATGATTATTTATAGTGCTTCTCTGAGGATTAATTTATACCAAAAGCTGCTTGATTATCTTTTATGAAATTTACTCTTGTATTCAATGTGCCTGTTGCAGCTTTACTTCCATCAGGTGTTAATGTATAACCAACATCACGATTAAGTAGAGGCAAACCACTCATTACATCATTTAATGCATTTTTTGTATTTCTTTCAATTCCATCCTCAGTTGCACCTGCTCTTCTTTTGTTACCTGTAAGACCTAAAGCTCTTGCAAGTGACGATGATTCACCACAAACATATCTATCATAACTAAATTGACATGATGCCTTTAGTACTGTTGATGTTTGATATGAAACTCTTGTGGAATTTAAAGATAACGGAAACAATCCAATAAATCTATATTCTAAGAATTGAAAATGATTTGCTTCAAATTTGACAATTCTTGTATCATTTGATTTATACTCTTCTGGATACCTCATTTTAAAGTGATATGAATCATTTACTGGATCAGCAGATGATGCACCAGCAATGTACTCCATCCAGTGTTCTAAAAATTTCAAAGTTTTATATTCATTATCAATATAAAATTCTAAATTTATTTGTGTGAAATTACGAGTATGTGCAAATCTCTCAATGACACCCTGAAAATCACCAGCGGTATTTAATGATGCGAGTGCACTACCTGGTAAAACTGCATCACTACATAATAGTCCTATATTATCTGCTATAAAACGATCATTTATACCTTTCTGTCTCATAAATGTCCTAACAGGACTCCTTGGCAAGGCAAACTTAACTAAAAATCTAGACGACAAAGACACATTCTGTATCTTTGGCATTATATCGGATATTCCTCTTGGTCTTGGTGCTGGCACTCTAAATACTTACTATATCATTGTTATTTAGATGGCTTACAGAGGAAAATACTATCCATCATTTCCTAGAAAGTATAAAGGTGATCCAACTAATATAATTTACAGGTCACTATGGGAAAGAAAATTTATGGTGTATTGTGATAGAAATGCGAAAATTTTAGAGTGGGGTAGTGAAGAGATTGCTCTCCCATATATTTCACCTCACGATAGTCGTGTCCATCGTTATTTTCCAGACTTTTATATTAAAGTTCAAGAAAATACAGGAAAAATAAAAAGATACCTCATTGAAGTAAAACCACTGAAACAAACTGTAAAACCAAAGAAACCCAAAAGGCAAACCAAAGGTTATATCCGTGAGGCATTTGAATATGCAAGAAATCAAGCAAAATGGAAAGCAGCAAGAGAGTATTGTG